GGTGGAGCCAATGAGGGTAACTTACAAAGCAACCCAGCTTTTAGATTAAAGATAACCGGACCACAAAATGGGAAAACCCGTGGAACTGACACACCCAGTGACATAGCAAACAGATTAATAGAGTACGCAAAAGACAACTTCGAATCAGGTTGTTTGGCTTTGATTCAGCCGCTAGTCATGCCGTCAGGCGTGGGTTATACTGAACAAAGACGACCGTTCGTCGAACTTAATTTAACAACCATAATCACATAGGAAAAATCATGGCTAATTGTACAGTCAAAAAGTTTATAGGCCGTTCAGTTGGCCTTGAATATGTTACAGGGTGTGGTGATGCCGTGCCTACAGGTGGTTGGTTGACCATTGGTGCTTTAAACACTAAAGCGTTTACCATTGGCACCGACACCGTAGACGCAACAGCAGATGATAACACCGACAACATCAAAGAAATGCTTGCCACTTACCTTAATTATTCAATCTCGGGTGATGGCAAGGCGAAAGCGACGGCATCGAGCAACCAAGCTGCATTAATTAAATATGTAGTTGATGAAATGAAACTGGGTCAACAACCTACGGCGTGGCTACGCGTTACCATGAAGGACATAACCATTGTCGCGTTTATGCTGATAACAGACCCGGGCTCTCGCTCAGCACCTAACGCCGATACAGTAACATTTACTTTTGCAGCAGAAGTTACCGCCACCGACGCAGGTGTTGATAACGTAATTGTAACCGACACCCCATAAGGATTAATCATGGCAGCTTTATCAGTAACAAATACAGTAACACAGGTTGGTCAAGCCATACCGACTATTAACACGTTAACCACCTCTGACACCTTGAGCGTGTCAGGAAGTGCAACAGTAATTGCTCAATTCCTAAACACAACCGGCGGATTGGTTAACCTAAACTTGGTTGGCGCGGATGCTACACAGGTTGTGTGTGATGGCACAGCAACCACAATTGACACATCGCTGGGTTATGATATCGCAATTGCTGACACAGAAACGCGATATGTAACGTTCAAGTCAATCCAAGAGTATTTGAAAGGCACAATTACGATCGAATCCGATGCCGTCGGCGTAGAAGCTATTTTCTATCAATTATGATAAGAGTTAGTTTTGGCGATGTTGAAATTGACACGGGCGAACAGGTTTATACCTTTCGCCCTTATTTTCGTAATTGCCTAAAACTAGGCACCCCAAAGGAAGTGGTCGAAATATTCGGCCAGCTTCATATGTGTAGTGCGAGTGAATACATAAACACAAACATGGCTTACGATGCGGTAAAGCTTGCATCCAAACAAGTACTACCAAACGCATACTTAATTCTAGATTTCTGCTGCGACTCCGACCCAAAAGACTTAATAGGCACTTACAATGGCACCAAGTACCGCCCCGGCTTAATGTCATTTGAAAACATAATCACAGTTGCCAAGCATCTAATCAAACACATGATTATCGGCGAACCACAAAATGGTGAATCAAAAGGTGAGTATTCGGACGAGTTCGACGCTGTAAAAATGGTTGATTCTGCGGTGATTCATTTGGGACTTGATGAGGAAAAAGCGCTAGACTTATCAATGTCCCGATTTCAACATATGATTGAAATTAAATACCCACAGGAAAAGCCAGCGTATCCGACAGATGAAGAATATGACGAGTGTATGGAATGGCTAGAATCAGTTAATGAGGCGCGTGATTAATGGCTCAAAACGTCGGTCAAATTGAATACACGATAGGTGCTGATAGCGATCCGCTTATAAAAGCAGAGGGCAAGGTAAGCAAATCAATAGATCGCACGGTTGGAGACTTCAAGCGCCTAGAAACACAACAAACAAAAACCACAACTGCCGTTAAAAAAGGCATCTCAGGCATGGGTCGGAGCGCTGGCCAAGCCGGTATTCAATTACAACAATTCATAGGACAGGTGCAAGGTGGTCAAGACGCCATGCTGGCACTTTCTCAACAAAGTGCAGACTTGGGTTTTGTTTTGGGCGCACCTTTGCTCGGTGCGGTAATAGGTATCGGCGCTTCACTTGCTGGCATGTTAATACCAAGCTTATTGGGTAGCTCTGACGCTACAGAAGAGTTAATAGAAAAACTTAAAGAATTAAAAGAAATTGGCGAACTAACAGAGGCCCAACAGGCAGCTTTAACACTGGCAAACAAAAAGGAAGTTGAAACGAAAAAGGAGCGCATCAAGGAAATAGATGAGGAAATAAAAAAGACCAAGGAACAGATTGAACTCAACGAGAAGCAGCAAGCTCAAACTGGTAGGGCTGGTGCCGCCGCAAGAAGCCGCGACATGGAAAAGGAAAGGGAGTCATTAGTTAACCTAAGGGCTGAACGCGACTTGCTAAACCAAGAAATAGCAAAGACTGGTGGTGCAACAAAAGAAGCTTTAGAAATAGAAAGACAAGCCGCAAAAGAGTTGGAAGTCATACTTGCAGCAAGAAAAGAAATCCTGGTTTCATCCGACGCTGACGACCCGAGAATCCAAGCATCTTGGAATCGACAACAGATTTTACTTGCAACCGAGCGTCAAACCTTTGAAGAACAAAAAGCAATTCTTGAAGAAAACAACCTAGCAACAGAAGAGCTAATTGCGGTACACGAACAAAAAGTAACCGACATAGAAAAACAAGGTGCAGCCGAGCGAACAAAGATACGAGATGCAGAATCAAAGGCCACTATAGCCGCTCAAATGGCTTCAACTGCTGTTGTACTTGGTGCAATCACGGCAACAACTGGCGCAGTATTACAAGGAATGGATGAGCAGTCCGGCGCTTATAAGGTTTTATTTGCAATACAAAAGGCCGCTCAAATTGCAATGACAATAGCCAATGCAGAGGCAGCAGCGGCGGCAATAACAGCAAGGGAAGCGCCCGTTCTCGGTTTGGGCGCTGTAGCGGCTGGTAATTTTGTTAGAGGTATTGGTTATGCGTCTGCTGGTATAATTGCTGGCACCGCCATAGCTGGTGGTAGGCAAGAGGGCGGTCCAGTAAACTCCACTGGTATGTTTAGAATGGGTGAGAATAACAGTCCTGAGATATTGCAAACCGGAGCGGGATTATTTGGCATACCAGGGGATCAGGGCCGAGTATTCAATCAATCCCAATTAGAGCAAATCGACACCGGTTCAAATGTGAGTGTTAATGTTGTGGTAGAGAATAACGCGCCATCCGCAAGTGTATCCACAACAACAGAAGACCAAGGGCGAACTGTTAGGATCGCGGTTAACGAGGTTGCCAACCAAATAAGCAGCGGTGTAGGACCAGTGGCAAGAAGCCTAAGGCAGAGTACAACAACACAATTAAGGGGTGACAGATGATAACCTATCCGGCCACGTTGCCCGACTTCAAAATAAGCAAGAAGCGACAAGAGCAGCAGCGATATAGAACAACACAGCCATTCTCTGGAGCTTTGTATATTGAGAAGGTGACGGACGACTCACCCGTATCATGGGGTGTTACTGTACTATGTAAAAGCCAGATACAATCAAGACAGTTTCAAGCATTCTTGCGGTCAGTTAGAAACGGTGAAGTATTTACTAAGTCGATACTAACTGAAGAGGGCTTTATTGATCACGAAGTTCGCTTCATTGAAATGCCATTAACACCCAAACAGCGCAACTCAAGCATGTTTGAATATTCCGGTACAATATACGCGACTAAACTTAATGGCATCGATGAGGATGTTGATGATGAATTAATTTACGAATGGCTACAAGACTCTGAAATTATCGACAACGCATTAAACTGTATATGGCCTGAAGCATGACGACTTACTCACAACAGCAGCGCGAATACTGGCACAAACGCCCCGCCAACATAATCAAATATATGACGGTGGAATTTTACCATCCTGATTTTGGTTATATCCGACTGGTGGCTAATCAATTCAGCGACAAAGTTTTTGATGTAAACGGCGGTGATGAAACATTCACGGCGGTATCAATGGAGATCCCACAAGTAACAAACCAATCAACAAACACGAACCGAGCAGCCGCTTTAACTTTCGGCCGCATAGGAATTGAAGTTAGGAATAAGCTGTTAGAGATAACACCCGTTGGTGCTATAAGCAACCCAATCTCAGTAACAATAAGGCAGTATGAGCAAGTCAACGAAGACACGCCAGTAAATATATATGAGCGTAGCTTGTACGTTAGTAAAAACGGTATAACTATCGGCATTGACACGGTAACGGTTGAACTATCGGTTGATAACCCGGCTAAACTAACAAACCAGACCGCATTCTACGACCCTGAGACATGGATAGGGTTGAATTTCGTATGACACAGAGCGAATTTATAACAAAGATGATAGGTAAGCCGTGGGTTAATCGAGCCTCAAGTTTTGACGAGTGCGATTGCTGGGGTTTGGTTCTACTTTATTATAAATACGTTTTGAATACTCAAATACCCGTTTTTGTTGGGTTTCTCAATGGCGATGAATTTAAAGAGTGCTACACGCATGAATTACCAAACTGGGAAGACTCAAACGCGAGTGAAGGTGCGGTGTTTACCGCATACAAAGGAAAGCAACCAGTCCACGTTGGCGTATGTGTAAACGGAACTCATGCCATACACGCCCGAGGAAGTGAAAGCGGGCCGGGCAAAGTCGAGTTGCATTCAATACGGGCAATTGAAAAAATATACGGTAAATTAACATTTTACAGGTTTAAAAATGCCTAGACTCGTTATAAACAAATCACAAATAGGTCACGGCAGAAAAACTGTTGATTTCCCTGCCGGTTCATCCATTACTGACATAATGCAATCGGAATACCCCAACGGAATCAACACAGAATCAACAAGGCTATACCTCAATCAAACTGAATTAAGCGTCAACTCATCAAATGAGATTCTATACCGGCAACTCACAAATGAGACTGTGACAGTAGTTGAAGAGGCCAAGGGGTTAGATCCGATTACAATAGCTATAATCGTTGCTATCAGCATTGCCACAAGCATTCTGTTACAGCCTGAAATCCCAGGTGATGCAGGGGTAACAAAACAATCACCAAACAACCAGCACCAAGGGCAATCTAACATTGCCAGGCCTTATGAGGCGATACCGCTTATATTCGGCTCACCCGTAGCATTCCCTGATTTAATCGGCGAGCCTATTATTGAATATGTAAACCACATTAAATTTATTCGGCAATATATGTGCGTTGGCCTTGGCTTGTTTGACATCAGCCAAGTGAAAATAGGCGCAACACCTATTGATAACTTTACAGACGCAACGGTGACAACACACGAACCGGTTTCAAAAGTCACGACCATAGCTGATTACATTACGTCATTTCAAATAAATGAAATTGACAACGATGAACTGCTAGGCAAGAACGAAGGTTTTGATGGCACTGAATACGACTTGGTTGAAAATGGCACAAACAACACAGTTTACCAATCGACCACATTTGTTTTTGAAGTAACAAAGGACACTAAATCGGACGCATTAAAAACCGCCTTTGATGCAGAGGTAGGGGTTTATTCTGTAAAGCTTGATTATAGGTATGAGCCAAACGACTATGACGGAGTGATAGAAGCGTCGGGAACTGGAGCTATCAGCTCGATGGCTTTGGATGGTGGCGGTTTATTTTATGTAATAACAATAACTGGATTTAACGGCCCTAAATCTCAGGCATCAATACCATCTTATGAAGATCCATTTAAAATAACGGAGCGGCTAGATGCTGAGCTTGGGCCGTTCAATATACAAGTCGAAACCGGTGAAGTGTGGACAAACTTTGTATTTAACCGTGGATTAAAAGGCACAGTTAACATAACAGTAACTTACACTGAACTTGATGGGCCAAACGGCTCTCCAATTGTCGGGCCTCCCGTGGGAGAGTCAATTGTTTACACAGATAACACGCTAGAGCAAAGGTTTTTCACCCACAAAAAAACATTATCAAAACGATGGTATCGGGTTAGCTACTTACGAACCAACAACTCCAATAGTGACGCGTCGAAGCCGGACCAATGCACAGTTGAGGCCGCTTACGCAATAGAAACAACGCCATCTATAGATTTTCCAAATGCCACTATAATCGACACAGTTATCCCCGCAGGCACCGCCGGAAGTAGAGAAGATAAAATAAACCTAGATCTCACAAGTAAACTAATAAGCTACGACGGCGCGGCTATAAATTACACGCCAGCAGCATCAAGAAAGTTTGCTGATGCCGTTTTGCATTTGTATGTCGATTACTACGGGTTAGACCCAAACACATTAGAACTTGACGAGCTGTACGCAATACAAGACTCAATCGATGCCGACAATTCAGAGTTGGGTGTATTTGATTTCACCTTTGACGATTTGGAGGTTTCACTTGATGAACGAATGGATGCCATACTAAATGTGGCCCGATCATTCAAATGGCTTGACGGTGACACATACCGATTTAAACGAGATGAGAAGCGCCTATTCCCATCAACAGTTATCAACCGAAGGGATATAGCGCAAGACTCAAACAGAGAGTATTCAATTAAATACAACCCACAGTTGCTTCAATCTTATGATTCTGTAAAAGTGGAATACATCGACCCGACCACAAACAAGAAGAACTACATATTCAGAAAAGTTGATGGAGTTGGCGCAGTTGTGGATGGTGTGGGGAATAAACCACTTGTTATTGAATTGGCTGGGTGCAGAGAAATAAACAACGCCATTAATAGGGCAGAGCTTGAAATAAGAAAGCTCATATACCAGCGGTGGACACTTAACGACACATTACTAACCAGCGGCATGTTAATAGACCGAGGTGACATGGTTTTATATGCTGAACAGTACAACAACACAAACAACACGTTTGACGGTGAAATACTTTCCGTTGTTGGAAATATAGCAACATGCAGTGAAGAAATAGAATTTGATAGCAGTTCACAATATCAGGTCCACTACACAATTGAAGACGGTTCA